TTAAGTGCTGATATAGAAAAGGAATACGAATGTGAAACAGACTTCTTTCATGAGTACCTACATGATAGATTAATAGTAGCTTTGAAGCATGACAATGTAACTGTAACTTCTAATCGATTAAATATAACAGAGCAAGTTAGTCAGCAAGGAGATTACTCTATGAACTGGAATGCAAAGATAGACTTTACTGCTAAGGCAGAGTTTAAGTTAAGAACTTATTTTAATGGCAAAAATAACAACTGTGGAGGAAGCTGCTAACAAAGGAATACTATTAATAGCTATTGGTTCATTCGAGTACTTGGCAATGGCTGAGAACTTGGCTATGTCTTTAAAGAATGTAGAGCCAGGTATTAAGATAGCTTTAGCTCATAACTATAACGAAGTTAAAAGTACTTTGTTTGATAAGTTAATTAAAGTTCCTAAGAAAGCATATACTACAAAAGGAGTAACAGAGTACATCAAGGTAAAGACTTTCATGTATGATTTAAGTCCTTATGACCAGACTTTATTCTTAGATGCAGATATGGTTTGGCTATTTAAGAAGACTCCTTCAGAGTTAATGGCTGAAGCTGGAGATAGTAATTGGACAATGTCTAATACTGGTAAGGCTACATATACTATATGGGCAAACATAGAAGATGTAAAAGCATTGTATCCAGATAAGGATATGTGGAACTACCATAGCGAGTGTGTGTACTTTGTAAAGAACGATACGAGCAAGATATACTTTGACAAGGTCAAGGAAATGTTTGACAATCCAAGAGTAAAAGGTAGAGAATTTGGAGGTGCAAGGATAGCAGATGAGTTAGCATTTCAGTTAGCATCTTTAGAAGTAGACCAGTATCCACATAAAGAAAACTGGTTGCCTATATTCTGGTATGCGAGAGATAGACAAGATATGAGTTTAATGCCATACCAATTAGCTAAGAAGTATTATGCTTATTCTGTTGGTGGTAATCAAACTCCTACTACTGTAAAGAAGAACTTTACTGACATCAGTAAATACCATAGTGATAAGTCTGGATTAGGAAAGGCTTATAATATTCGAGATAAAAGATTATTCATAAAAGAAAGAAATAAGATATGACTCCACTTGAGGACATAAAGTTATTGGACTATCACAATGGTAAAGAGAAATGGTCTATAAAGAAAGAAGCAGTAGAACTATACGAGGCTTTAGAGGTACACGCTGAAGGTAAAGTACCTAAGAAGATTATAGATGCAAGAAGACCTAACGAGCCTGATGAAATTAAGCAATATCGTTACGATATCTATGCTTCAAAGACTGAGCATCCTATTAGTAAGGTATTAACTTCTTTGACTAAAATTAGAAGAAGTCCTGACTATAAAGTAGATTACTCTAAGACAGAAGCACCAGCTTTTTTAGATGAAACTTTGCAGAAATATCTTGAGCAAGAATATCCAGTATATGATAATATAGATGCTTGGCTATTTGATGAAGCTATGCAGAATGCTTTGATAGATGCCAATGCAGTAGTAATTATGATGCCAGAGTCATTCGAGATAATGGAGAATGAACTGGTAAAGCCTATACCTTATATCTGTAATTGTGATGATGTACTTTACTATGAAGAAGGTGATTTTGTAATAGCTTGTAGTGATAGAGAAATAGAAGTAGTAGAGGATGGAGCTAAACGAGAATATGAGATACACATACTTTCTACTCGTAACGAGATTATAGAATACTATGTAACACATGAGAAAAAAGTTGTAGAAATAAACAGATTTACTCATAATTTAGATGAGCTTTTAGCTTTTAGATTCAGAGGTTTATTTTATGATAACGAGGATGGAGATATAATATGGAAATCACCACTACAAAGCATGGTAGTTCACTTGAACGAAGCAGCGAGAGAATACTCTGACTTACAAGCTGAAAAAGTGCTACATATCTACTCTGAAAAGTGGACTATTAATACTAACACTTGTTCTAAATGTAGTGGTACTGGCAAAGTAAAAAGTCCAGGATTTGCTGGAAACTATATGTCTTGTGGTATTTGTAAAGGTAGTGGATATGAAACAGTAAGTCCTTTTAAAAACCATCAGATAAATGTTGACCTGACTAAACCAAATCAGCAGATTCCTCCTATTCCTCCAGCAGGATACATACAGAAAGATACTGCTATTACTAAGCTATTAGAAGAAAGTGTTAATAAACATCTTTACATGGCTTTAGAGTCAGTTAATATGCAATTCTTATACAATGTTCCACTTGACCAGTCAGGTATTAGCAAAGCATGGGATAGGGATGAGACAGATAACTTTGCTTACAAAGTAGCTTCTATTCTCAAATACATAAGAGAGAATGTAGCTTACTATACTAACGAGATGCGTTACTATTTCTTGATTCCAAGTAAGGAGCAAAGAATGATGATGCTACCTACTGTTACTATTCCACAGAAGTATGACTTAGTAAACAATCAGCTTCTAATAGATGAATATAAACAAGCTAAGGAAGCAAAACTAAGTCCAGTTATATTAGCTAACATGGAAATAGAAATAGCTCTTAAGAGATTTAGCCATGATACAGATGTAAGTACATATACTACACTTGTTTACAAGCTTGACCCACTATACACTATTACTGAAGATGAGAAGATACTTAGGCTTCAGAATAAAGGTATAACAGAAATGGACTATGTTATAAGTTCTAACATTCAAAAGTATGTAAGAAAGGCTATCTATGAAGATGCTAATTTTCCTAATTTAGATTATGCAGAGCAAGTAAAAGTAATGGAAATGATGGCAGAGGAAACTATGCGAGGAAATTCATTTAGTGCAGCAATAGCACCAGACTCTAATGTATCTACAATGGTAGCTACATCTCAAGGTAATGACCTTGCAATGTCAGTAGGTGGTTTAACTGGTATGATAGAGATAGTTAAGGCAGTAGCATCAGGAGTATATGACCTTGAAGCAGCAGTTAGTTTAGTGGCTCAAAGATTTGGCATAACTGAAGAAGAAGCTCGTAAACAATTAGGAACTCCACAAACTATACAATCAGAAGCACAAGCTGCTAAAGTAGCTACATTGACTCAATAGTATGGCAGATTTTAAGAAAGTTATAGATGTAGTAGACAAATCTATTACTGGATTCATGGACAAAGTGCCAACTATCCAGCAGAATATCTATAAGGAAATTCTTACTCTGACTAAAGACCTGAAGCTTGATAGCAATGGCAACATAAAGAATACCATTGACAATTATAAGATACTGGCTACACTTAGAAGCAGACTTGAAAAGGTCATATTTACTAAGGAGTTTTTAAAGGCTTCTAAAGAATTGGTAGCATCATATGATACTATCAATGAAACTACAAAGGATTACTTTTCAAGCTTTGCAACTGCTCCAAGTTCTACTACTGAAGACATACTAAAGATAGTCAGGCAGTCAGCAATAGATAGAACTGCTATGTATTTAGGTGAGGCTGGAATGAATGTAAACATAATAGGCAAAGTACAAGAAATATTACAGTCTAATATTACAAGTGGAGGCTCTTATGCAGAGTTTCAAGATGCTATGAAGACATTTATTAAAGGTTCAGAAGGCAACTTAGGAGCTTTTGAAAAATACACTAATACAATAGTAACAGATTCTGTTAATACCTACTCCAGAACTTATGGTACTATAATTAGTGAGGATTTAGGACTTGAGTGGTATATGTATGTAGGTTCTCTTATTGAAACATCAAGACCTTGGTGTAAACATATGGTAGATAAACGATACATCCATAAGTCAGAGCTTGATACTGTACTACACGATAACATAGATGGAGTAGATATATGTAGCGATAAGATACCTTGTAACAAAAAGACAAAGCTACCTGAAGGAATGAAGGCAGATACTAATGTAAACAATATACAGAATTATGCTGGAGGATGGAACTGTGGACATAGACTTATAGCAGTACCAAAAGAAAGCATACCAAAGAACATAAGAGATAAGTTTACTAATAAGTAAACTACTTAACTAAATTAGTTTAATATCTATTCTATATTTTTACAACAAAATAAACAACATGGCGAAAGGATTTATCGCAATAGACCCAAAGAAACAAATAAGACAATTAACAGAAGAAGGAATTTTCAATTTAAAAAGACTACATAACGCACAAGGAGTACAAGGATGGCAGTATGGTAGAGCAGAAGATGAAGCTATACTATTATCCAGGATTGTAACTCCAGCAGATGCTCAGCAAGTCTTAGCAGAAAATGCAGAATTGAAAGCAAGATTAGCCTTACTTGAGGCAAAAGAAAAGGAAGCTAAAGCTTCAAAGAAGTCAGCAAATACTGAAACAACAATATGAAATTAGACAAGTTATTTGAAAGCCTTGCTAAGAAAGCTGGGATAGACACAAACGATACAGATTTTATTTCTGTACTTGACAAAATCAAAGAAGCTGAGTTAAGCGATACACTTGCTTACAAATTAGAAGGCTCTTTGTTTGACAAGGAAACTGCTAAACAAGATTACGAGTTGAAGAGTCATTTTACTGCTCTTGCTTTGAATGGTGTTGATAGCGAGATAAGAAATGTTATCGAAGAGATTTTAGCTGATAATGAAGACTTGAAGTCTGAACTATATGGCATAAAGTCAACTCCTAAGAGAGCTGCTACACTTGCAAGAAAGATTAAAGAGATAGAGGAAAGCAAGGCAAAGGCAAATGCTAAAGGAGATAACTCTAAGGATGTTAAGTATCAGATTGAAATTGATAACTTGATGGCTAAACTTAGAGAAACAGAAAGCAAGTACCAGTCAGAACTTGAAGCAGAGAGAGCTTCTAAGTATGACCTAATTGCTGGATTCAAAGAGGATTTAATGTTGAATAGCTTTAAGTATGCTACTGAACTACCAAGTGATGTAAATACTATGATGGCAAAACAACTGTTGAATAAAAGTGCTACTGAAAAGGGAGCAAAAATAAAATATAATAAAGATACTGGCAACTTTGAACTAAAGAGAGCTTCAGATGAAACTCTTGACTGGTTCGATGAACGCAACAACAAGCCTTCTTATGAAGATTTTGTAAAAGGAGTTTTAACTCAAAACAAATTACTTGCAGTTAGCGATTCAAATGCCACACAACAAAGCACTAAGCCACTACTGCAAGTTTCTCAGACTGATAGCAGTAGAACGATTGATGCTTCTAAGTTTCTAAGTTCTATGGATGAAGCTATCAGGCTACAATCATAGTAAACTTTTAAATTTAGAAAAAAAATGGCAAATGGTTTTTCGTTGGGGATTCTCCAGCACATTAAGGAGATTGCTTTAGGAGCAACTCCACAGTACAAGATTGAACTTCCTGGTTTTACGCAATCATTAGTTACTGCACACACTCCAGGACTTATCAAGAATGATTCTTTTGATGGACACTTCAAGACTGTAAAAGTTAAGAAGAAACAGCGTTACTCAATAGCTGATACTGCTGATGCAGCTTCTTGTGAGCTTACAAATGTACAAGGCTATACAGAAGATACAGTTTCTGTTGGTTCTTACAGACAAATTGCAGTTCATATCGAAGATGAGATTATTGCTGCTTACGATGCTGCTGCTTCTGCTCCAGTTTCTTTAGTAGGTACTCAAGTACCAGCTGAGTTTATGGATGAGTTGATGAACGCTTCTAACGCTTTGTTAGGTGCTATCAATGCTGACCTTGTAACTCTTGCTGCTGCTCAAGTTGGTAAGAACAGAAGAACTGGTAACGCTTTAGCATCTCCAATCAATATTGGATATGATGTAACTAAGTCACCATTAAATGATGGTCTTACTCAGATTCTTTCTGACTTTAGATTAAACAATATGAAAGGCAGACCTATCGTAGTTGGTTCTGGTTTGTTCAATTCTTTTATGTTACAACAAGCTGCAAAACAAGCTGGTCTTAATGGATTAGATACTCGTATTCAAGCTGCTGGTGTAGACTTTTTCTATGATAACGAAATGGATGCTACTTTAGGAGCAAACAATATCGCAGTATACGAGAAAGATGCAGTACAACTTGTACAGTATTTGAAATATCAAGGATTTAAAGCTGGTGCTAAAGGTACTTCTATCTTTGGAACTATTGCTTTGCCTTACACTACTACTACTGCTTCTGGTGGTTTATCTATCGTTCCTATCAATGTAGATGTTCAGTTTAAATACAATGACTGTGATGCTGACTTTGTAGTTGATGGAGAAGGAGCTACTTTGAGAAAAGGATGGAACATGATTCTATCTTCTAATTTTGGTTTGTGGACTATACCTTCTGATGCTTACAAAGCTTCAGACCCACTAACTGGTAATAGAGGTTCATTACTATATGAAGTTTCTAACTTCTGTGATGTTTGTCCAGACTAATTATTAAACTTAGAAAAGTAGATTAATATGAAATGTTTAGAGGGATACATTGGCGTAGGAGCAAACTGTAACTTGGATGCTTCCTTGAGTGGTAAGTATTTGACAGACCTTCCTGGTGTGTCCCTTTTAAACATTGATTCTGTAGCTAATGAGCAGCAGACTTCTTTTGTTGGTGTGTTTGCAGATGTAGAAAAAAGAGCTATATCAAGAATGAGCAAAGATATATTGAGCTTTATGAAGTCCCAGTATAATCTTAAGAAGTCTATCTATACATATAGAACAACTGGAGATATTGATGGAAGTATTCCTTTCGATGGAAAAGCACATGGAGTAAATGTATATGCTTTATACGATTATAGTCCATTACTAAGAATACATTTAAACAGAGTTTACTTGTATGCTCCTGAAGCTAAAACTATTGATATATTCTATGGTATTGATGTTAATAGTTTAAATACTAAAACAATAGATACACAAGTAGGATGGAATGAAGTAGTAATTAATGAGACATTTGAAACGCTTAATCTTTTAGTTCTTTATGATGGTCATGAGTTTACTAACTTACCAAGTTTAGAGATAGATAGTGCAGTATGCGATTGTTTATACCAAGATACAGACTGTTATGTATTAGAGAATAGAGCAGCAAGTTTATCTATGGCTGGTCTTACTTATGGTACTAATAGCTATGGACTAAAGGCTGAAGTATCTTTAAGATGTGCCTATGAAAGTATTGTATGTGCTAACTTAGATATCTATGGAGATGCTTACTTATATGCTTTAGGCATGGAGTTAATGCGAGAAAGATTGTACTCAGACAGAGTTAATCGATTCACATCAGTAGATAGAAACAGAGCTAAAGAATTGCTCGATTTGTTTACTCAGGACTATACAGACTTCTTGGCAACTGCTAACAATACAGTACACTTAGAAGATGACGCTTGTGTTGAATGTTTAGAGGCTTCAGGATTTAAATGGGTAATACCATGATAGCTTATAACACTAACGCTAATCAAGTCTTAAATGTTCTTGAGCAAGACCTAAAGTCATTAAGTGGAGAACAAGCAGATAAAATTATGCGAGAGATTGCACAAGCCTTAACTGCTGCTATGGTAGTTCGAGTGCATCAAGATGGTAAGGCAGCAGATGGAAGTAAGATAGGAACTTATAGTCCTGAATATTTAAAAATAAGAAGTGACCAGTATGCCAATGCTGGAACATATAAAAGAGGCGAAAAAAAAGGTCAAGCTAAAGACACTGGAAAATATACTAAAGGTAAAAATAAAGGTGAAGCAAGAAAAAAATATTCAAGAGGAACAAATCCAAATGTTATACTTAGTTTGACAAGGAATATGGAAATGGATTTATCAGTATGTGAACAAAATCCAGCTAAAATTCCTAATGGCTATGCAATAGGGTATCAAAATGAATTAAACATAAAGAAGCTCGAAAGACACGAAAATATAAACTACAATAAGAAAATCTTAACTCAGTTAAGTAAAGAAGAAGAGGCACTTGCATTGTTAATAGTAAAAAATAGATTGAATGATATCTTCGCTGGTTAATCTCATAAATGAAAGCATCAAAGCAAAGGCTTTTCCAAGTCTTTATGATGCTCAATACTATGGAATTACAGAGATGATACCTACTACTGTTGATAATGGTAGCAAGTTAGTACCTACTATTGTAGATGAGTTTGGAGATGGTATAGAGATGGCTATTGATAGTGAAGTAAGCTTACAAGTTTATTACAGACTAACAAACAAACAAACGAAGCTAAATAAGTACCAGTATGGCGATTCTAACAAGGAATTAACAGACACTTATACTATGTCTATGTATGTAATAGGCAATAGAAAAAGATTGAAACAGAACGCTTCTGAAGTGTCTTATAAGATTAGTTCTTGGATGCCAGATGTATTTAAAGAGAATAGCAAAGCAGTTGCATTCTTAACTCAGAACTCAGTAGACTTTAATGCAGTTGGCATAATAGGGACAGAGTTTAACAATACAGATTTTAATGGATTGCCAGATATGTATATGTTTAGGCATGATTTTAATATAAGTCACACATACAGAAGAAAGTGTCTGGATGCTTGTGAAATAGTTTGTACAAATTTTTCAACTAATTAAATTAATTTAAGATGAGTATTTATTATCCAGGTGCAAGTTGCGAGGCAGATGTTCCAGAACATATCTGTAACCCTTGTGCTGATTTTGAAAAAGGTAGAGTAAGAGCTATTGCTTTTATTCACAAAGATGCAGTATCAGCTATTCAGGCTGACCCTGACACTACTGCTACTTGGCAGACTTATATCACAAGTGGTTTAATTCGTATCATACCAGAAGTATCAGGTACTTCTACTGGTGGTGCTAAAGTTACTACTGCTGGATATGGAGATGTTAAAGAGAAAGTAGGTGGAAGAGATTATACTGTAATGTTCAAAGACCCTAACTATGATGGCAACTGTGCTTTCTATACTGAGTTAGAAAAATCAAGAGCATGGCACGTAGCTTACAAGACAGAAACCTTATTACACATTTCTGACAAACCAGTAAGTGTATTCGTTTCTAATCCAGTTACAGAAACTTTAGAAGAAGATGTAGTATGGAATGTAGAAACTATTTGGTTTCAAAAGACTCCAGTATGTCCAGTTGCAGCTCCTGATGGTATCTTTGACTGCTTCCAGACAGTTCCAGTTGTTTAATTTGATTTTAATAGAGTGGAGGTCAAGGCTTCCACTCATTTTTTAATTCAATAAATTAGACATCATGATAGAACACAAGCAAGGCACTACATATAATGGAAGGACATTTAATTTCCTTCTTAATTCTGTTCCACTCGATTTAACAGATACTGATATAATTATAACTTTTAGTTACGATTGTTCTCGAACTGAGAACAAAGCTAAGACTGGAACTAAGACACATATCTTAACTATTGGTAGTGGAGTAAGTGATGTAGTAGCTCTTAATGGAGAGTTTGTAATGCTCAAAGATACACTAATAGATTGGGCAATAGGAATATGGGATTACGAAGTGAAGTTCGTGTTTCCTGATAATTCAGTTAAAATATGGTATACTGATACTCTATGGATACAATCATAGTAAATATTACAGATACGAATGATGTCATAACAATTAATGTTACTGACATTCCAGAACAGATAACTGTCGAGCTATCTGAATGTATAAGTCATATCTATGTAGATGGAGTTACTATTACTGGTGATGGCTCTTACTCTAATCCATTAGTAGCTACTGCTACTGGTAGTGGTGACATGATGGCTTCAGTATATGACCCTACTAACATAGCAGCAGATTCTTTTGACTATAACAATTTTTATAATACTCCAAGTATTCCAGCTGCTCAAGTAAATAGTGATTGGAATGCAGTAAGTGGAGTAGCAGAGATATTGAATAAGCCTACTATACCAACTAATACAAGTGATTTAACAAATGATGGAGCAGATGGAGTTAATCCATTTATAACTCTAAATGATATACCAGCTCAGACTCCACAAGTACAAAGCGATTGGACACAAGCAACTATAACTGCAGTTGACTATATAAAAAATAAGCCAAGCATACCAGCTGCTCAGATACAAAGTGACTGGACACAAGCTAATATATCTGCATTAGATTACATCAAGAATAAACCTACTATTCCTTCTACAAGTGGATTTGTTCCATATACTGGAGCTACTACTAATGTAGACTTAGGAACTTATAATATTACTACTGATAATATTACTCTTAATACTTCTCCTAATGGAGTTGGAACTGTTGTAGGTTCTACTGTGTGGAATAATACAATAGGAAGCTCAGAAACTACTCTTAAAGGTGGTAGTGTAGTATTGAAGAATGGTGTTGATTTAGTAGCAAGAATAGTAAACAAAGTAACTCCTAATGCTACTCTGACTAAAGCTAATTATCCAGTCGTAAGAGTAAGTGGTGCAAGTGGACAAAGATTAGCTGTAGAATATGCTCAGGCTAATACAGATAATAATAGTGCAGATACACTTGGAGTAGTAATAGAAACTATACCAACAAATCAAGAAGGATTTATACTTACTGTTGGACAGATAGAAGAAATAAATACTACTGGCTCTTTACAAGGTGAAACTTGGGCAGATGGAGATGTGCTTTATTTATCTCCTACAACTGCTGGAAAGCTAACTAATATTAAGCCTAATGGCTCTACTGGACATATAGTAGTAATAGGATATGTAGAGTATGCTCATGCTAATCATGGAAAGATATATGTCAAGGTTATGAATGGATGGGAGCTATCAGAAATCCATGATTGTTATATCAATGGAGCAACAGATGGACAAGTATTAACTTATGAGTCATCTACTTCACTTTGGAAAAACAAACAAACTAATATTTTAGAACTACAAGTATTCTCATAATATGGCAACATTTACAAAAATACATCTATCAGGTTCAACTGGTGGTCAGCCTATCAAGGTAGTAGCTACTGCAACTACTGGTACAACTATTCATGCAACTGGTACAAGCTCATCTACAATAGATGAAGTTTGGATTTATGCAACAAATACAGATACAGTAACACGAACACTAACGATAGAGTATGGAGGTACTACATCTCCTGATAATAAGATTATAGTAAGTATTCCTTCTCAGTCAGGTCTTACTATTGCAGTACCTGGACTTATACTAAGTGGTACTGGAGCAGCAGCGAGGAATATTACTGCTTTTGCAAGTGCAGCGAATGTAGTAAACATTGTAGGATATGTAAACAGAATTTCATAATGGCAAATAGTAGATTAGGTTTAAGAACGAAGAAAGGTTTAATCAGTTCTATAATTGAGTCTACATACTTTGATGCAGATGCAATAGCATTTATAGATGCTGCTGCTATTACTGACTTAACACAACAATCAGCGATAAATACTTTAGTAATTAGTTTAAAGACTAACTCATTATGGACAAAGATAAAGGCTGCTTATCCTTTAATAGGAGGTACAAGCTCAAGCCATAAATTCAATCTTAAAAATCCACTTGATACAGATGCAGCTTATAGGCTAACTTTTAGTGGTGGCTGGAGTCACGATAGCAATGGTATTACTGGCAATGGATTGAACTCTTACTGCCACACTTATTTTAAGCCTTCAGTAGATTTAGCAAGTGCTAACTCTTCTCATATGAGTAACTATTGCAAGACTAATAGTAGTGGTACTTACTTAGAGATGGGATGCCAAACTCCAGCAAGTGCTTTTAAATTCTATAACAACTATTCAGGTACTGCATACATATCATTAAATGATGCTACTGGAAGTTCAAGTGGATTACAAGGGGCAAGAGCAGAGGCTATGATGATAGCTTCCAGAACTTCAAGTACTTCAATGTTTATCAAGAGAAATAATGGAACTCCAGTTACATTTACTTCTACTGCTGGAGCTTTAGTTCCTCAGTTCCTTTACTTAGGAGCTTTAAATAACAATGGTATTATATCACCAGCACAGTATACGAATAGAACTTACTGCTGGTTCAGCATAGGAGATTCATTGAGTACAACAGATGCAACTAACTTGAACTTAGCAGTACAAGCATTTCAATTAACTTTAGGCAGACAGATATGATAGTAGCACTTTTAACAATAGCAGAGAAAGACCTACTAATAGGTCAAAGATATAACGAGGATAGTTACTTTAATCCAGTACAAGATGTCGATAGTAACTGGGTAATAAGTACTGAAGAAATAGAACAAAATATTTATCCAGAGTTTGAGTGGATAAAAGATTTACCATTAATAGAATATAAACCAATAGTATGAAGAAAGACCCAAGATTAACAAGAGCTGGAGTAACTAATTATAATCAGCCAAAGAGAATTTATAATGATGCTAAAAGTCATATAGTAGTTGCTAAAGAAGGTGACCAAATTAAAACTATTAAGTTTGGTCAAGCTGGAGTTAAGACAAACCAAACAGAAGGACAAAGACAAGCATTTTATAGCAGACATAAAGACAATATAGAGAAAGGCAAGATGTCAGCTGCATACTGGAGTAATAAGGTGAAATGGTCACCAAGCAAGACAAAATCACAAAGCATGAATTGGAAAAAAGGTTCTTAATTAATTGAAATGAAAAAGTACATAGAAACACTTATAGCAGTAACTGCTTCAGCTCTTATGCCTATCAAGGCTACTTTAATACTGGTAGCAGTATGTATAGCATTAGATACATTGTTTGGAATTTACAAGGCTTATAAGACCAAACAAAAAATAACGAGTAGAGCTTTATCAGCAGTTATTTCAAAGATGTTTCTTTATGAGTTTGTAGTTATAATGTGTTTCGCTATTGACTCTGTAATGCTAAACGATTTACTAAAGTCAGTTAGTCCAGTTGATTTGATACTTACAAGACTTGTAGGTTTTGTTATGGTAGCAGTAGAAACACTTTCTATACTTGAGAATATTAAGCTATCTACTGGATATGATTTTATAAAGATGGCTAAAGATATTTTGAGTAGAGGAAAATCACTTAAAACAGAATTAGATGAACTTAAAGACTAAATACTTAGCGATACTATTACTTGTAGCTTGTAACAGAAATACAAGCAAGGTAATTTATCAGGATAGAATAATAACAGAAGTTGATACTATTAAGTTTGAAACTCAAAGAGATGGTACTGAAGTGCCTTGTAAAGACTTTGAAACTTTCATACCTGGTCGAACTATTCATGATACAATATTTATAAAATCCAAAGCTGGTAAGCTTCAGCTAAAGGCACAACTTGAAAGAAAGGTAGTAGAAAGACAAGCTATTGTAGTTACTCCTCAGGCAAAGATAGTAAAGATAGACAATAGAGTTACTGCTAAAAAAGGAGGAATAATAGGAGATGGAAATACTCAGAATAATAGTGTTAAATGGTGGTGGATATTCTTATCTGGTATGCTAACTATGTTTATCATTCAGAATATAATATTAAAGTCATTAAAGGTATATTTTCCAATCCTTAGATTCTTGCCATGAAATTAAGCCAAAAAGGAATAGATTTAATTAAGCAATTTGAAGGACTTAGACTTGAGGCTTACTTATGTCCAGCTAAAGTGCCTACTATTGGATATGGAGCTACTTTTTACGAGGATGGCACAAAGGTAAAGCTATGCGACAAGATAACTAAAGAACGAGCTGAGGAGCTTCTAAAATGGCATCTTGAAACCTTTGGAGAACGAGTGAAGCCACTAATTAAAATGCCACTTACAGACAATCAATACTCAGCTATACTATCTTTTACTTATAATCTTGGAATAGGCAATTTAAAGACTTCTAAATTACTTAGAAAAGTAAATATAGACCCAGCAGATGATACTATACGAGAAGAGTTTTTAAAATGGAAATTTGCTGGAGGCAAGATACTTGAAGGACTTGTAAGAAGGAGAATAGCAGAGAGCAAGTTATATTCAGAAAAATAGTATATATTTACTAAAACAAAATTAAATGGCTAAACAAAATGATAAGATAAGGACAGATTTTATCTTACCTTACCTTGAGAAGTTCCAAAAACATTCTACAAGAGGACTTACTACTTTAATCTGGAAGACAGAAGATGCTAAGATGCTATGGAACTCTTACGATACTTTGAGGAATTACATAAGATGGATTAGAAATGAAGACTCTGATGCCAAGAAAAGTAAAAGTCCAGCAATACGAGTAAAGAGAGAAGTACAAGAACTACCTGAGAGCTGGGGAAACAAGAAGGAGATATTTATAATTCCTTCAGGATATAAAAAAATAGCAGTCATTTCAGATTTGCAAGTACCTTTTCATGATGTTGATGCTATCAAGACTGCATTTAAGTTTATAAATGACCAGAAATGCGATTGTCTTTTAATCAATGGCGATTTAGTGGACTTCTATGGGATATCAGCATACGAGAAAGACCCAAGAAAGAGAAACTTTAAGGATGAACTTAATGACTCTATTCAGGTATTACGATGGATACGAGCAAACTTTAAAGGAATAATCTACTATTCATTGGATGCTAATCATGAAGATAGATTTGAGAAGTATATGCTAAGGAAAGCTCCTGAATTACTAAGCACAGACCTATTTAAGATAGAGGATTTATTGCAGTTGTTTGACCTTAATATAATTCCACTTAGAGGTTATGACCATATCAAAGCTGGTAAGCTACCAATACTACATGGACATACAGTATTTAAGTCATTTGGCTCTGTCAACCCAGCAAAAACTGTATTCGATAGGCTAAAGACTTCAGCACTTGTAGCACATTGCCATAAGAAGGCTGAGTATACATGGACAGATTTAGACAATCAGCCACATACATGCTGGACTACTGGATGCCTGATGAATATAGATAGCGTAACTTACAATCCTCATGGCAATAACTATGTGCATGGCTTTGCTATTGTCAATATATTGGATGCTGATGGTAAATTTAGTGTAGAAAATAAACTGATTTTAAAAGATAAAATAGTATAGATATGTTCCAGTTTGAATTTATAATTGAAAATACTGATTGTGTTATAACAGTCAACTCTGAAACCTATAAAGGAGCAATGGAAAAAGTCCAGGCAGCGAGAGTGCCAAGCCTTAATTTAGCTGAGTTAATTATGGTAAAAATGATAGACTTAGAAGAAGATGGATTTATATTTGATATTGAACTTGAAGATGAGATACATTAAGATAGTTAGCGAGATATATCCAGTTAAGTTCCATGTTGTATTGGACTTTAAGACTGCTGCTGAGCTAAAGAAGTCTATAAAGTTTCCAAGCAAGGAAACTGTGTCAGAAATTCACAAGTTAATAGATGAGTTAGATTGGAATAATGCACATGGATACACTATGATTTATAAGGGAAACATCTTTCTTATGGTCAAAGAGTTTACTGGTACTGCTGGATGTTATGATACATTGATGCACGAGCTAATGCATACTATAAATATGGCAGCTGATTATATTGGGATAAGTTACAGTAAAGATAGTGAGGAATGGTATGCTTATTTGCAAGGATATTTAACCAAAAAAATATTTGAAGCATTGAATTTTTGATTAAATTTAAGCCTTCATTGTTTGTTTTTAGTTTTGTTTTTTAGGGGGAGGAGTCAGAAATGACTCCTTTTTTAGTCTATTTCAACCTATTTTCTAAAAATAATTACATTTAGATTGTACTAATTATCAATAAGTTAGCACTTTTTTTAAAAATAATTTGATTAAATGTTACCTAATTAGATAATATTGAGTAATATTACATATCGAAATTAATTAATCAAAACAAAAACATTATGGAAAATTTCATTCTTAAATTTGGCAAGTACAAAGGTCAAGACTTCTTATCAACTCCAGTATCATATCAGAACTGGCTATTAGCTCAGGATTGGTTTAAAGTTCCAACTAAATCAGATGCGTTAACTTTGGTTCAAAAAGAGATGTCTAAAGTTAGCAAGTCATTAAATGGTTGGGATGGTTATAGTAGAAGAGGACAATCTGCTTATGATAGAATATTTCAATTAGAGAAGATAGAAAGCGATATTATGTATTGCAATTGTGGTAATTTGAATGAAGTAGGTAGAAGAGATTGTGGTATGGATTGTGGATTCTAATTAATCAAATGGGGAGAGGCATCCTACACCTCAATTTTTTAAACCTAAAAAACAACATTATGACACAGTACACAATCTTAAGAAATGGCAGCCAAGAAACAAGAGAACTATTTTACTCTTTAGAGGATGCAGTTAAACGATTTGAAAAATTAACAAGATTATTTAAACACACTCAGTTCAGTCTTGTTGCTACTCCTATACCAGAAAATGAAATAGTAGAAGCTCGTAAACTTGCTAAATACTTAATAGCTACTTCAGAGCAATAACAACCAATGGGGAGCAGCATCCTACACTGCATATTTTTTACTTTAAAAAAACTAACAATGTCAAAATCAATTTCAATCTCAAACTTCGACTTTCACTTTACTGGACATGGACACTACAAAGTAGTATACACAAGTCCTAAGACTGGCAACCAATGGTCAGTAACTACTTCAGATATGCATCTAATAGATTGCACTAAGAACGCTGAAACTCCAAGAACTAAAGACCTAACTCGATTAAAAGAACTTTGTAAATTCAATCAGTACTAACTATGGCACTAATCTTAATTATAGGTATACTATACCTTGCAGTAAACAATATAGAGTTATCAGATGATGACTATGGTTTCAAATTCTAATCCTAAAAAAATGCAAAAACAAACAAGCGAAACAGTACGAGTACAGTTATCCTTTCTATCAGTAGATGTAAGTGGTATCTACTACCATGAAGAGCCAGATACTTATGAGTATCCAGGCAATTCAGCAGACTTCGAGATTAAGTCTATCAATATAGGTAATACAGAGCTATTAGCCTATACAGATGAGATAGACTGCTTCTACCAGTCTGATTTGAGGAAAGAATATGGAAGCTTTCAAGACTTCTTAGTTTATAAAGTATTAGACCTTTTATTATATTAGTACTATGAAAGTATACCATATAACTTACATCATGCCAGAAGACAGTATAGCATCTGGCATAAGATACGAGGCAGTAAGTCCTATTGCTGCACTTGCTCAATTCGAGCTGGAGTTTCCTGAAGCTATCTTCCTATACATAGCATCTTCAGATATGTTTACCCACAAGTATGGCTATGGAAACTAAAAGTAAATACTACATCTACTATAATGGCTTCAATGTAATTACATTGTATGCTCATTCAAAGTGGGAAGCAATAGAACTTGCTTCATTCATGCTACCAACTTTAAAAAGAGAGAAACTAATTGCAAAAAAAACTAAATTAAAAACATGCAAAACATCAGCTCAGAAGATTTTGACTCAATGACTCCAATGGCTAAAATGATTAATTGGATAGAGTCTGGATGCTCTACTTCTGGAGAGAAGTGGGAAGATTGGAAACAAGTAATGTTACAATCAGAACGAATATCTATAATAGAGGCAAAGACAGAACAACTAATTAAGAACGTAAATAGGTTCATCAATGACAACTAAAGAAGCATTTAAGTTTGTAGTCAATCAAAGAGATTGCCATAAGCGTACTGGTCTATCCTATGCCAATATCAGTAAGTATCGTAAGTGGTGCGATGAGCTTGGAGCTTATCAGGTAAGACCAACCATAGACTTAATGGAAAGAGTCATTACAGACTATGGACTTTACAAAATAGTAAAGGAAATTTGGATTTAATTATTTATATTTGCAGACCTAAAAAATCATTATGAAACTAACAGACAGAATGAAGGAGTATTATCTCCAAGAGAGATTCTTCGACCAGCATGGTACTTACTACTATGACCCACATAGACAACCAACAGACTCTTTAGCTGATGACTTAGAGTATGAGCAAGAGGTACTTCAAGGATGTGGAGGAATTATACTTACATGGGTATTAATTGTATTAGCTATTTTACTAATCATTAAATTCTTATAATGGAACTGGAGAGATTGAATAATAAGGAGCTAAGAGAATTAGTATATAAACTGAATTTAGAAATACAAAAGAGAGGTGAAAAGTATAATAGAATGATGCGATTTAATAAGACACTAAGACAGCATAATTACAATATGACTAAAGAGCTTATAGAGTTCTTAAGCCAGGAGCTTGGATATAACATACTAATTAAGTCAAGGAAAGTAAACTATGTTATGATTCGCCATGCACTTTACTTGTATTTTAGAAATTTAGACAATAATCAAAGATGTACTATATTAGAGTATGCAGAAATACTTAACTGTAACCACTCTACTATAATCTTCAATGCAAGAACTGCTCAGAACTTAAAAGATAGTAATGACTTTGAATACCTGATGGCTGAGGACAAATTAACCCAACTTATCAATAAATTTTTAATCCTAAAACAAAATCAAAATGAACAAAAGTTTGCTAAAAGCACTCAGCAAGTTCCAGCAACTTGTAAAACCAATTAAGAAGGATGCAAACAATCCTTTTTTTAAGTCAAGTTACGCATCACTTGACCACATCCAAGAACATATCAAGCCTACACTTATTGAATGTGGTTTGGTAGTTATCCAGCGTAATGTTTATTCAGATGACTCTAATCAACTATTTGTTGAAACTAAAGTAATTGATGTAGAGTCTGGAGAGTTTGAAAGCTCAGTATTTCCAGTAGTAGTTACTAAGGCAGATGCTCAGAGTTATGGCTCAGCAGTTAGCTATGCTAAGAGATATTCTTTGTCTGGTCTGCTTAATTTAACTATCCAAGACCAGGATGATGATGCTCAGAAAGCAGTAGAGCCTAAGAAAGAAGAAACTATATGGCTTACAGATGCTCAGTTTAAGAAAGCTTTAGAAGCAGAGCCAAAGCAAATTAAAGCAGTACTTACAAAGTATTCTCAAGCTCCATATGCTATGAGTAAAGAATTTAGAAACCAATTAGTAACAAAATTAAACGCTTAACAATGTCAGAAGTATTAGATATTACAATTATAGATAGCTTAGAGCCAACTAAAGCTAACATAGAAAAAGTCAGTTCCAGTCTATCTGGACTGGCTTTAAATGGACATTTAGACCCAATAGAATTAGTTATTAGAATAGAGTTTCTTACTAAGTGCCTTGAAGAAACTAAAAAGAAAATGCTTGATGTTGCAATAGATTCAGTAAAAAATAAAACTACTTTATTTGGAGCTGAAGTGGAGGTAGTAGAGTCAGGAGTAAAGTACGACTATAAGTCTAATGGAAACTGGTCAGAACTTGAGGCTAAGATAGCTCCACTTAAAGAAGCTCAGAAGCTTGTAGAGAATGATATTAAGATGGCTACTAAATTAGGAAAGTCCATTCTTGATGGTGATGAGATAGTGGCAAGTCCAGTAAAAAAAGAGTCTAAAACTACACTTAAAATAACTTTGCCTAAATGATAGTAATAAATGCACAACTTGAGAGCTTTAGAAGCTTAAAAGATAGGACTATTAAACTTTCATTTGAAACTCAAGAGCCTACTCCAGAGCAACTTCAAGAGATAGCTTTAAACAATCAGAAGTTTGGATATCTTATATTCTCTGGTAGTCAGTTATCAGATGAGCAATTAAAGGCAATAGAGAACTCAAGCAATGATTTATATGATGCTCAAAAGACTCCAAGTAAAAGGCTTAGGAATGTATTATATGTATGGTTTGAGCAAGACTCTAAAGGCTTCACAACATTTGAAGACTTCTACCATTACCAGATGAATGCAGTTATAGACAATATAAAACAAAAGCTTGTGTAAAACTAATATTTATCGAATTACTTAATTTAGTATATTAGTGTAAAGTATGGCTCAGATACTTAGATATAAAAAATTTATGGCACTTTTGACTTGTGTACTGAGCCTACACATTTCGATTGTGCCAATTTTATTTTATACAATATGAATAAGGATACATTTTATTTCAGCCACGATTATAATGTCAGGAATGATGAAAAGATTAAGCGATTAATCAGGAAGCATGGATATTTAGGATATGGTTTATTCTGGGCAATAGTTGAGGACTTATATAATAATGCGAACGCATTGCGATTGGATTGCGATGGAATTGCGTTTGAATTGCGAGTGGATAGCGAACTTATAAAATCTATACTTTTAGACTTTGATTTATTTGTTTTTGATAATGATACTTTTGGTTCTTTATCAGTAGAAAGAAGACTTGAAGAAAGAAATGCTAAAAGCGTAAAGGCAAGAGAGTCAGCTATTAAGAGATGGAATAATGCGAACGCAATGCGAACGCAATGCGATGGCAATGCTATAAAGGAAAGGAAAGGAAAGGAAATAAAAGGAAACAATATAAAAGATATAGAGTCTTTTATTGAGTTTAGAAAGTTTGAGTTTACTAAATATCCAGAGAACTTTATTTCAAGACTTGCATCTGACTTTATGGTATATGCTCCAATAGTTTACACAACAGATAAAGCTAATGACCAATACAAGGACTTTGTAGATATACTTTATCAGGCAACTACTGACTCAGACTGGATAATGCAGATAAGCAGAGATACAGATAAGAGTAAAGTAAGAAATAAGCTTACTGAGTTTATAAACTATTGTCTTACCAGCCAATGCTTCAGAACTGAAAAGTATATGAGCCACTATGAATTTCAAAAGCACTTTGTAAACAAATACCTAAGAAAATGAAACCAAGAGTACTTAAATTCAAACAACAAGAAGAAGACTTTGCTAAACAGATATCAGACTGGGGAACTATCTCAGAGTCAACAGAAGAACAAGATATGTTTGAGCATTGGGATATTAAACTTGAAACAAAGTTTGATGTAAAGGCAGTAAAGAGAGTTAGAACTGCAACTGGAGAGCCAGATGATAATATACACTATGTAGAGTTCATTAATGTAAATGGAGAACTTGGATGGCTATATGGCAAAGCTGACTACATAGCTTTTGAACTTAATGATTACTGGCTAATAGTGGACAGAAAGATACTTGTACTATTTGCACAGTCTAAATGTGCTGCTAAAGAAGAGTGCATAACTCCAGAGCTTTACAAGATATACTCAAGAGGAAAAGATAAGATTACACTTGTAAGAACAATAGACTTAATTTATATTAGCGAACTTTTACTACCTAAAAAACAAACAAATGAATATACCTAATGCAATAGAGCTTGAAGAAGCATTACTTGGCTCTATACTATTTGACCAATCTTCTTATATTCATGTAAGCGAGATGCTAAACGAAGAGTGCTTTTTTGCATCAAAGCACAAATACATTTATCAGGCAATAAGAAACCTATTTAACAAGTCTTACTCGATAGATATCCTATCAGTAGGAGAAGAGCTAAAGAAGTTAGGTAAACTTGAAGAGGCTGGAAGCTATACCTATTTGTCAGAACTTACCAATAAGGCTACCTATGGAATAGACTACCATGCTCGTATCATAGGACAGAAATATATGCAAAGAGAGATGATGCTAATAGCTAACTCTATACTCAAAGATGCTCAGGATGACACTAAGGATATATTCCAGCTTATTGATGACTCAAATAACGCTATTTTAAAGGCTCAAAATATTTTAGATAGTAATTCCATCACTTCACTTGAAATAATCAAAAAAAACCTACTTAAAATGGCTCTCAGCGTAAGATTAGGAGAACTTAAGAGCCAAGAATTACCTTCATGTGTTAATTTTATCAAATTTTACCTTAATACTGTGACTGTTTTAGGTGCTAAACCAGGAACTGGAAAGACTGCTTTTTTACTTAGCTCAGCACATGAACAAGCTAAACGAGGTTATAAGGTTATGATTGTATCGCTGGAGATGACTAAAGAACGAATGGCAGCAAGAATACTACAGAGCCATACTCAAATATTTGCTAAAAGGATTATATCAGGTCAGATAACAGATACTGAATACAATAGCATAGCTCAGACAGAACTAAGCGATAACATCCTAATTGAAGAAGGCATAGGCTGGACAAGTAATAACTTCAAGTCTAATCTAATTAGGCTATACAAGAAACATCAATTCGATATAGTTTATGTTGACTATTTCCAAAAGATTCCTTTGCTTGGTAAAGACTCAGTAGTTAATATGCAGTTCTACCTAATGGAAAATCAGATATGTTCATTTGCTAAGGAGTATCCAGTATCAGTATGTCTACTAAGCCAGTTGAGTAGAGGAGATGACAAAGGACTTGAAGGACTAAGAGGAGGAGGTATAGAACAAGGAGCTTCTCAGGTATATATTATGACAGATGAGTATTTGGCTGATAATAAGAATTTAGATTTTATGCAGATACCTGAGGATAGAAGAGGAAAGATAAGTGTATGCTGCGAGAAGAACAGAGATGACTCTTACTTAGGTGGATACATCTACTTTGATAAATTGAAACAAACTATGACAGACTGGACTATATCAGGAACTCAAGAAGATACCAACATATTCTAATTGTTGGAAACTATACAATACTTTACTATTGTAACTAAAAACTAATTATTATTTTTAACTAAAATAAACAATATGCCTACTTACATCAATGGAACTAAACTAAAGAAGACAAACTTCAGCATTAAATTCTCTGGAAAGACAGAAGACTTTATCAGCCAACTTCAAGCAATTACTAACGAGAAAGGATATTTCAACTTAGAAATTAAAGAAAGAAAAGAAGCTGGTAAGTATGGAGATACTCATTACCTGACAGTAGATGAATATGTATTAGCAGAAAAGCCTAATCTTGCAAAGCCTAAAGTATATTTAGAAGATTTGCCTCCAATATTATCAAGTGAAGATTTACCATTTTAGATAAATGCCAGTACTACATAGTTCTTTTCATAATGGTTTTGATTAATTAATTCATGTTACTTTTTTCTCGTAGTACTGGTATCTTTTTTTTATGCGATGTAAAATATGCAAGACAAAGTTTGAGCCTAAGTTTTTTCTACAGAAGTGGTGTAGTCCAGAATGTGGAGCAAAGTATGGACTTATACTAAAGGAAAAGGCTGATACTGACAACTGGATTAAAGAAAAGCAGAAACTAAAGACTAAGCTAAAGTCATATAGTCAGAAACTTGGAGATACAAAGAAAGTATTTCAAAAGTGGATACGAGAACGAGATAAATATTTGCCTTGTATAAGTTGTGGAGCAATAGAGTCTAATCCTTATTGGGATGCTGGACACTACAAGAAGGCTGAATTGTATAGAGGAGTTATATTTAACGAGCAGAATGTCCATAAACAATGTAGAAAGTGTAATTTCTTCTTGGATGGAAACGAGCTTAATTATAGAGAAGGACTGATAAAAAAGATAGGAGCAGATGAAGTAACTAAGCTGGAGCTATTGGCAGAAGAAACCAAGAAGTATAAGTATACAGATACAGAGTTTGAAATTATAAAACAGAAATATAAGATATGAAAGAGTCAGCAGTAGAATGGTTACATCAAAGAATATTTGTAAATAATCTTAGTGCAGTATTTGAACAAGCCAAACAGATGGAAAAAGAGCAGATAGTAGAGGCAAGAATAAATGGAGATATGAATGGCATATGTATTGCAAAATTAGCAAAAGAAAAAGCAGAACAATATTATAATGAAACCTATAAGAATGAAGCACAAACAAGAAGCTAAAGAACTATTGATTATGATACTGTTTACTGCTATCGTACTTACCATTATAGTAAAACTTTATCAAAGAATACCTTAATGAAAATCTACTATATATCTGGATATTCAAAGCACTCAGGTAAGCCTAAGTATTCAAAGGCAACTATTACTCAGTATATGCCACAAGAAGTAATAGAGGCTAAAACAGAGAAAGAAGAAACAATCTACCTATATAAACAAGAATACATAATACAGAAGAAATGACTTTAACAGACCTTTTTAACGCTTACTACAAAACACATAAGATAAGGATTAGACCTTTCGATATTGAGAGCTACAAGCAAGATGCTCAGCATATCAGAGATACAGTCCAAAAAATATTACCAAATAAGAAAAAATCTTACTTACTTTACACTTACTACCTGATGAGTGTCAAATATCCTTATCTGAACTTTGATGACATGGCAGCTGCTTTGGAATGCACCAAGACCAATGTACTAATAATGTCCAGAAAGATAAAGATATGGATTAACACTTATGAGGATGTAAGAACAGATTTAGAATTTATCACATTTAAACTTAATCAAGATGCCAAAATATTGTGAAAAACAAGCTTATATAAGAAGCATCATATTAATTGATGAAGAAGATAAGTATTTATTAGATAAATACTCATGGTTTATTGGAGGTCAAGGATATATAACTGGTGATAGAACTATAAACTATAAAAAAGAAAGAATAAAATTGCACCAATTAATATTAGGAAAAGCTCCAAAAGGATATTGTATTGACCATATTAATAGAAATATATTAGACAATAGAAAAGAAAATTTAAGAATAGTAGAATGGTCTATTAATCTAAGAAATAAGCCAAAAAGAAAAGATAGTAAACAAATATATAAAGGAATACAAATGCTTCCATCTGGAAAATTCAGCGTAAAAGTTGAAAATGGTAAAAGATTAGGAACTTTTATAGATATTAATGATGCTAAAAATCATTATAATAATTATATTTTAAACACATTTAAAGATTCAACATTATGTCTCCACTAAAGAAAGGATTTTCACCTAAAACTATCGCAAAGAACATTAAAACTGAAATGAAACACGATAAGCCATATAAACAAGCTCTTGCTATTGCACTTTCAACTGCTGCAAAAGCTAAGGCTAAGGCTGGTAAAAAGAAGTAGTATGAAAGAGGAGCTACACTATGGATACAAAAAGGTCATCTATGAAGATGGAGATGTCAAGTATTATAACATAGCTGGAGAAACTAAGAACTACAAAGAGATTACCAAGAAAGAAGCTGCAATACTTGAAGCTAAGGTATTAGCAAGGCTAAAGGCTATTAGAGAAAAGAACTTAGAAGATAGAGAAGATAGCATACAAAGAGCATTTAAAAGCAATAATAGAAAAAAGAATGAATAAGCAAGAAGCTTACATATCGTTTATTGAAGACCAGCTAAAGGCTGGAAATATGTCTTTTAATAGTGTTTATAAAGCAATCTTAAGTAAATTTAAGTTATCAGAGCCAACATTTAGTAAGTACTGGAAGATAGCTAATGAAAGGCATTCTAAGGCTATTTTAGCCATTAATGAAGCTAAGACAGAGGAATACATAGCTACAGAAAAAGAGACTATAAATGGTATTATAAAGACTAAGCATGAAAGACTATTGTTTCTTCAGTCACTACTTGATACTTGTGTAATTGAGTTACAAAGGATAGAAAAGCCTGACTTAAAGATACAAGCAGCAGCAAAGATTAAGGATATTCAGGCAGAGATAAGCAAGATAGAAGGAGATTACGCAGCTTCTAAGGTAGAAAGCGAGGTAAGTGTAAAGGATAAAGTAACTATGATATTACCAAATGGCATGGAAATAGAGATATGAATGCCAAAGAAGAAGCAGAAGAGTTAGTAGACAGATACCAAAGTACTCCACTTGATTCAATATTTGTAGACTGGTCTGGAGAGTTTGAACTAAAGACCTATAACATAACATCCTACTCAGCTAAGATATGCTCACTAATAGCAGTAGAGTACATTCTATACGAGTTTAATAATCAAAAGACAATAGACTTAGAACGAGTAGCATACTGGAAAGATGTGCGAGAGCAGATAAAGAAACTATGATAGCTACAATAGACTTTACTAAGAACGATAAACAGAAGGAACTACTTAGCGAGGTCTTGATGGCTTGTAAGCTAAAGGATGCTGGTGAAGATTATAACAAGTACTTCTTTTATGGTGGTGCTATTCGTGGAGGTAAGACTTACTCTATACTTGGTATCCTTGTTATTCTTTGTAAGATGTATCCAGGCTCTAAGTGGGTAGTAGTTAGGTCTGATATGCCAGCACTAACTGGTACTACAATACCTTCACTCGAAAAGATAATAGGAGGTTCAACAGACTGGAAGTGGTCAAGAGATAAGTCTAACTTCTTCATCAGGTATAAGAATGGCTCTAAGATAATCTTTAAAGGAGAGAACATAACAAGTGACCCAGAGCTTAATGACTTCTTAGGTCTTGAGTGTAATGGCTTCTTCTTAGAGCAAGTAGAGGAACTAACACAAAAGATGTGGTACAGAGCTTTAGAGAGGTCTGGCTCACACTATACTACTAACACTCCTCCTCCATTTATCTTTACATCTTTCAATCCTACTCAGACTTGGGTAAAGGACTTTATATATGTGCCTTACATGAAAGGAGAGATAAGAACTCCTTACTACTACATCAATGCCATGCCACAAGATAATCCATTTGTGACACAAGACCAATGGTCAGCATGGAGCAATCTGGATGAAAGAAGTAAGGCTATAATGATAGAAGGTAGCTGGGAGAACTTCGATACAGACTCTAAGTTTGTATATACATTCAAAGAAGATAAGCATATAAAGAACTTGGAATACAGACCTGACCATATTGCTTACCTATCATTTGACTTTAATAGAAGTCCTATCTGTTGTACTATCATACAAGACTATGATAATGCTATTAATGTGCCAGTAGTAATTAAGCTAAACAATGCAAATACTTATGAGCTTTGCGATTATATCCTAAGGAACTATCCAAACTCTATGTATATGGTATGTGGTGACTACTCAGGCAAGACCAGAGGAACGCTTAGCGAGGACAACTACCATAATTACGACATCATTCAGCAAAGGCTAAATATAAGTTCAAGGAATATGTATTTAGTGCCTAATCCTCCACTCAAGACTAACAGAGTACTTGTTAATGCAGTACTTGAACACTATCAATGTTACTTTGACCCACAAGGAGCAAAGGACTTAATATTTGACATGAAGCATGTAGAGGTGCTACCTGATGGAACTATAAAGAAGAAAGATAGAAACGACCCAGCTCAACAAGCAGACGCTTTGGATACATTCAGGTACTATCTAAATGTATTTATGCAAGACTTTATCAGACTACTTTAAACTAAATAGTAAACTAAATAAATAAATAGCTACTAATCTTAATTGTTAACTTTACTCCTTATGAGCTGCTGCACAATAAAACAGATAAACATACCACAATGTGTTTCTACTATCGTAATGCCAGTAGGTCTGGCAGAAGGTACTTATACGACCACTCTCACAGATAAATTTAATAATAAATATAATGTAGACTTTCCAGTTGATGTAGATGGCAATCTAATAATAGAAACTTCATTCTATCCAAGTGGTTTGCTAACTAAGTATGCTGGTCAGTTTACTCTGGAAGTGTTTGAAGGATGCGAAAAGAAGGATATAGTACAATGTGATACAGAGTATGGAGCAGTAGCTTTGAAGTTCTTTGGCTCAGATAGTACTGGAGTTAATCCTTATACAGATACCACAACTTATACAGTATGTTGTTAGAAGATGTAATTATAATCAGTCTTGTATGTGCTGGGATTCATGTTTGTTTTTGGGAGGGTATGATACTTGGCAAGTTGGGCGAGAGGATGCAGCACTGGATATTCAAGCCAGTAGCGATGTGTCTGCCTTGTATGGCTTCAGTATGGAGCATCTTGCTGACTATGACAATAGATGTGAAGCTGATGTTAGCAGTATGTGGAATGAATACTATAATAGCAGCACTTATACAATTCTTTGAAGCAGCACAATTCACAAGCAATGGTAATTGATGGATTCAAACTATATAACACTTGTAGATGTGGAGGAGTACTCCAGCATAAGTATCACCAAGTAAGTAATACTACCAATAGGTACATAATATTTCCAGCTAAAGGACAAGTCAGAATACAAAAGAACAACCTAACTATGGGAATATTCCCACTAAACAAACTTGAAGAAAAGCTAAGAGAGTATGCGATTATTTAAAACATTGAAGGCTTACATAGGCAACAAGCTAAAGAGGTTTCCAAAGGATATACCATATCCAATAGAGGAGGCATTTAGTATTGAAGGTAGGACATTTTATAGGTATAAAGATTATTTCAATATACCTTACGAAAGAGGCTTAAAGACCATTACTTTCTATGAAGAGGCTCGAATGAAGATAACTTACGAGTACCTGGAGGAGCATATAAAAGCTATCGATAAGATACTTAAGAGCCAGAAGATAGATGTATATAAGATAAAGGCTTTAAACGATATAATGGCAGAGAGAATGAAGTGGGCAATAGATACAGAGATAATTTATAAACTGGCTTCTATTGTCTTCTTTGAGAAGGATGAAGACCCAAGAACTTATGACTTCAAGCACAATGCAGAGAAGATACAGTTCTGGAAAGAGCATAAGTCTGTAAGTGATTTTTTTTTGCAGACTCCTTTGTTAGAATTAATGCCATTTTTGAAAGAATTAGAAACGAATTTAGAGACTTATTCTCTACTGGCAAAGGAGTTGACAAAACATCATTTGGATATGGTTTCTTCTATTGTGTCAGAAAAGTAGAAACAAACCTTGCAGATATGCAAAGGGAATATGTTGGCAATGATTTGTCCAAAATAAGTAAAGTAAAGAATAGGACTTTATATCAGTTCTACTCAGATTTAGATTATAAACGCAGACAAATCATAATAGAAAATGAAATACACAATAGAACTGGTAGCAGACACTAAAGGATTACAACCAGCAATAGATGGACTTGAAAGTGTAAAAGGAGTAAGCAAAGAAGTAGAAGATAGCTTTAAGAATGGAGGTACTAATGTAGGAAAGTTTGGTGCTGCATTGGATAAGCTACTTAGTGCATATAAAAATACATCTCAAGCAGCAGTAGGTTTATGGGGAAGTAAATTAGTTGATGAAGCTGGTCAAAAGATAAAGCTATTTGGAGATAAATTAGTAGTTAATAAAAAATTACTTGATGAGCAATTAGCAGCACAAAAGAAGTTTAATGATGAAGCTGGTAAGCAACCAGACCCAAAGCCAGTTATTCCTCCAGATACTCCACAGAAAGTAGAAAGCTTCAGAACACAACTAAGGCAGTCAAGAGATGAGCTTGTAAAGATGATGATAGCTGGAGAGCTAAGTACTGCTGAAATTTATAAGATGGCTAAAGGTGCTGGAGAACTTAAAGACCAGGTAGGAGATGCACAACAAGCTATATCAGTACTTGCATCTGATACATTTAAATTGGATGCAGCACTTCAAGGTATACAAGTAGGAGCAGCTGGATTCCAAGTAATGCAAGGAGCAGCAGCTTTATTTGGTAGTGAAAATAAAGAACTTGAAAAGACTTTAGTTAAGCTTAATGCAGTAATGGCAGTTACTAATGGTCTTAAACAGATTCAAGATGGACTTCAAAAACAAACTGCTCTTAGTCAAGGATTAAATATAGCAGCACAAAAGGCTTACAATTTTGTAATAGGTGAAAGCGTAGGAGCTTTAAAGGCATTTAGAATAGCTTTAGCTGCTACTGGTATAGGACTTGCAGTAATTGCTATTGCTGCTCTTGTAACTAATTGGGATAAGTTAAAAGTTGCAATATTTGGAGCTTCAGAAAGTGCTGCTGATTATGCTAAGAAGCAAGAGAAGATACAAGAGACTAACGAAAAGACCAATAAACAATTAGAAAAAGAAATTGAATATTTAAAAAATATAGGTAAGCTTACAGAAGAAAGTGGACAGATAAAATACAATGAAAAACTTGCACAAGATAGAGCAGCAGCTGGAAAGGAATATTTAAAACAAGTAGAAGCTCTTAAAGCAGTTCAAAAAGCTGAGAAAGAAACATTCCAAGTACAAAGTATTAAGTATGAAAGAATGGACACTTATCATAAGGCTACTCAAAAACAAGTAGATGAACAGATAAAAAAAGTAAAAGAGGCTTATAATGCTTACATAACATCTTATAACATTGAAGCACAAGGACAAAAAGATTTACAAAAGATAAGAGAAAAGAAAGTAAAAGTATTAAAAGAAGAAAAGAGAGCAAAAGAAGAGATACTTGCTTTAGAAAATATAGCTTCAGCTATTGAAGTAGGTAGCGAAGAGTGGTACAAAAGACAAATAGAACAATGGGAGGACATAGCAAGTAAATTAAAAATGGGTAGTACTGCATATAGAGCAGTAAGAGAGGAAATAGATAATTTAAATGCTGCTTTAGATAGGTTAAAAAATCCACTTGCAGACTTAGAAAAGAAGCCACAAGGAAAGACAGTAGCAGAAGAGATTAAGGAAAGAGTAGATAAAGAAGAAGAAGTAAGAAAAGCAATAGCAGAAGGCACAATAGAAAGTGCAAAAGAGGTATCAGATGCTATATTTCAGATTACAAGTAATCAACGTAATGCTGAGTTTAATGCTCAAATAGAAAGATTAAACCAATTAAAAGACAAAGAACTTGCCAATAAAAATCTAACTGATGAACAAAAGGCAAGAATAGAAGAAAGATACCAAAGACAAATAGCTGCAATAAAAACAAAACAAGCACAAGCAGACAAACAAGCAGCGATAGCACAAGCTATAATTAATGGAGCTTTAGCTATAACTAAAATACTTGCAACTTTTGGAAGTAGTCTTAATCCTGGAGCTATTGCATCTTTAGCAGTTACTGCTGCAAGTACTGCTGCTCAAGTCGCAGTAATAGCTGCTCAAAAAATACCTAAGTTTGCCAAAGGTACTGAGTTTGTAAGTGGTGCTGGTTCTGAAACTTCAGACAGTATTCCAGCTATGTTATCTAAAGGAGAGAGAGTAGTACCAGCTCATATAAACAAGCTACTTAATGGAATACCTAACGAAATGCTACCTGAGATGTTGATGCCAAGTAAGACTATGATAAGTGCTAATATGGATTATGATAAAATGGCTAAAGCATTTAGCAAAGAACTGGCTTCTAATCCTCAGTTAATGGTAAACTTTGACAGAAGAGGCTTTGAAACATTCATTAAGAATGGCAATACTACACAACAAGTAAAGAACAGTAGAAATGATTTTTAGATTTTGGCTTGAAGAAAACCTGATAGATGAGCCAGTTGGCTTTGATGCTACCAAGATGAAAATGACTCGTAGTGATAACTATCATGGTATCATAGCAGAGACAGACTCACAAACAGTAGAGTTTTATGGTGTAGGATACCAGATACTTAAAGACCTATACGATGCAAGTGGTATAGATGCTTCTATGAATTTAAGAATAGAATATGCTTGTGAGAATACCTTTGAAACACTTGGAGAGTATAGTATAACATTCTATAATAGCGAGTGGTTCTGTGGAGATGACTGCTACTGCAAGGTAGGACTTGAAAGAAAAGGATGTATCTACCAGTTAAAGAATGGAATGGATACTAAAGTAAATTTAGATGCTCAATTTGGAATAGATGGAAGCAGCCCAATAGGTGACTATGATTACTTAGGAAAATACATAGACATACCAAGTAAAAAGATATTAGTTACTGATTATGTAGAGAATAAAGAAGATATATCAACTTACCTGAATGATGAAATAGGAACTCCTCCTGAAGGATGGAATCAAAACCCTTTAATACCTGGATTAAATAAGATACTTCTTACGCTTCCATTTGAAAGTATTATTACAGATGAGTTTGGAGATTTTAGACCTAATAATTTCCCTTATGTATATTCATCTTCTCCAGATGTAGACTTAGACAATAATGTTTTAAATGCAGATAATTGCATATACTTAAATACTGACCAAAATAATATCAAGTGTTTTACTGGAGAGGTAACTATACAGACTAAAATAGATTGTAGTTTAGTGTTAGATACTACTGCTTCATATACTATTGGAAGCTCCAATATAATTATTGCTCAATCTGATACAGATAATGGACTTGGATTTACAATAGATACAATAGCACCAACATCTGTTTCAACTGTTGGAACAGTAACTACTATTACTTGGAGTATTGATAATAACTACACTACTACTTTTACAAGCAATAATACTAAGCTTTATGTATATTGTTTTACTCAATATACTACTACTACAACTGGAGCAGTAGGTGCTACTTTTAATATGGAGTCAGGTAGTAACTTTAAACTAACTGCCTTGTCATATTGCGAAACTACACAGAGTAAAATATATATGGTAAATGAGGCACTTAGTAAGACTTCAGAGTATGTTACTAATGGATGCCTAAAAGTATATAGCGAGTACTTAGGTAGAACTGACTCTGAGCCATATAACTTTGAAATAGATGGATGTGGTGGTATGTTGGCACTTACTAAAGGAGAATTACTTAGAAAGTTAGAAGATGTTAATACTGGCGATAAAGCTCCAGTATTTAGCTTATCATTTAGCGACATATTAAAGGCTTTAGATAGCATATTTGGAATAGGATATACCATAGAAGAGCAAGGAACTCAAGAAGTATTAAGAGTAGAAGACTGGCAGTATTTCTATCAGGACAACATACTTGCTGATATAGGCTTAGTTTCTATTATTAAAAGACCAAGACTTGCACTTTACATAAAGAACTTCAAGACTGGATATAACAAGTACGAAGCAGAGCAATTTAATGGCTTAGATGAATTTCTTACAGAACGAGAGTATACAACTAAGCTTGTAAACAATAACAATACTTTAGATAAGACTTGCCAGTTTATTGCTTCAGGTTATGCCATAGAACTAACAAGAAGAGAAGGAAACAATAATACTAAAGATTGGAGATTTGATGCAGATACTTTTGCTATATGCACTAAGCGAGATGGCTTAGACATTGCAGTAGAACAAGGTAATATAAATAGTCCAGCAAACATAATAGACCCAGCAACTATACTTAACTTCAGAATAAGTCCAGCAAGAATGGCTATGAACTTATTTAAGTACCTTACTACCTTCATTAAAGGCACTAAAGAGCTTATATTCTCTAATGGCAAGGGAAACATAGCAGCACAAGGAGAACTTGACTCTATATGCTCTATTGAAGCTGGAGTGATATCTGAAAAGCAGAACTTAACTCAGTCAGATTTTGCTGGTAGTCAGTCAGGAATATTTACTGCTGAACTACACGAAGTAGAGAATGTTCCTTTGACATTTGAGCAATACAAAACAATACGAGCTAATCCACATGGACTAATAGCTTACAAGTGCGATAACACTCAGTTATATGGATGGATTCAAAGCCTTGAGTATTCTTTTGTAGATGGAGATGCTACCTTAATTTTAATACCAAAAAATGCTTAAGTTAGAAGAGATGTTTGTTGATAAGCACTTTGAAGATGAAGTGCTAAAGCTCATACCTGAAAAGGAAAGGAGATGGGATAACAGAAACCAAGTGCTAAGATTTGGCTCTTCTATACCTTATGCAGACAACATAGTAAGTAAAGAGATACCAGACATATTTAAGACCATAGAAGGCATAGAGTTTGACTCTGTAACTATTAACGAGTACTTGCCTAATCAACATATACCTTTTCACATAGACAGAGAGCAAGGAGGAGAAACTATCTATGTCATAAGTTTACTCAGCGATGCAGTCCTTAAGTTTAAGAAAGGCTTTGATATTCGTAGGTACTTTATGCCAAGATATTCTTTAGTACAATTCTCAGGAGATTTAAGATGGAACTGGAGGCACTCAGTACAAGCAGAAGAAAAAAGATACTCGATTGTGTTACGCAATTCACTAAATAGTAAAGTAAATATTTAGTTTATCTAAATTATAAAATATTAATTTAGCCTATCATTTGGGCTTTGTGCCAATAGTTTAATCACTTATAATTTTTATTGGTTTGACAAACATAACGAGTCCAGAGGCTTCCTTTTTGAACTTCAATTATGTAGATACTAACTCATGCGATGATGAGGCTGATATAGCTTTGCCAGTATGTGGAGATTTAAGCATAAAGGCTCAAATAGATGTCAATACAGATACTCCTTTAGAAGCTTCAATTCCTTTTTATGTTGCAGTTTGCGACTCAGACTGCAATGTGCTTATAGATAATGATGTACAAGTTCAGCCTATTTGTTCTACATATAGCTTCAAAACAGTAATAGAAGGAACAGAGATAGGACCAGAAAGCCAATATAACTTATGTAACCAAGAGTATTTAACTCCTTTTCAAGAGTTTGATTTTGCCAATAATCCTTTTAACGAGATATACTCAGCAGACCTTACATTTGACTTTCATCATTACATAGGTGGAGTGGATGAAGTACAACTGCAATTATACATCCAGAACAAAGTATATATTATCGAATGGAGTACTATTTTAAGTAGTCCATATACAGTACAAGTAGCAGATAATGTAAATTTTGTAAAGGTAAAACACTACTTATCTCCTACTGCTGATAGCAATAGTTTGCTTAACTTCTTTACATCAGTAATAGATGTTAATCATGGTAGTACAACTACTGAAGCTGGTGGTACTTTTACTGTTGCTTCAATACCTGGAGGCTCGTTTATTAATAATAATTCATTTGTAGATAATCCTAACACTATTGCTCCAGTTAATGAAGTTGGTAAGTTTTTCTATTGGAATAATTCAGCACTACACTATACTGCTTTAGGCAGTTCAACTAACACTATAAGCTATAAATATGTTTACTCTTTAACTGGTGGTCAAGGCTATTCAATTAAATATGTATTCAATAGTTTGTATACTAACTTTAGTGGTAATATTACTTTAGATGATGGAGTTAATCCACCAACAGTAGTACCTTTTACCATTAACGATTATAGTGGAGAGATAGAAGCTATCTTATTTGGCTCTGGATTAACTTACGATATCACTTTAAATATTACTAACGCTAATGGACATCTAAATGGTTTCAATATTGAAGCTATCAATATGTACGAGACTCCTATATTTGATATCTATGCAAGTACTTCTGGAGCTGGATACCTTACTGTTCCTTTAGGTGTATATAGCAAGTCAGGATTAATAGATAAAATAAGTGAGCTACTTGGTTTTACTTTTGATTGTGAGTTTACTCAATGTTGCGATACAAAGCTTATACAATTCTCTGCTGACTTTGGAGATGGAGTAGGCATAACTGCTGACTATTATCTTACAGAATATTGGAATAAAGGCTTCATAGACTTTCCAGCAGTAGCAACTTGTGATACTACTTATAGATATAATTACCAGTATGTATCTGGTAACACTTGGGATTTTGATTTCTGTAACTTTACTAACGTATTTTTTACAGAGATATATGTAGAAGGTGACCCTACTAATTATGGAGGAGTTACTATTGGTGACCAAGATGAGCTATGGAGTGGAATTATGGGAGCATGGGGAGGAACTACATATCCAATATGTATAGACATAGATACTGCTATTATCTATCCAGAGATAACACTTACAGTAAGTGACCCAGAGCTTGGACTATCTAAGTTTAAGATGCGTAGAAACATACTTAGTAATGTATGTGTAGATTGTTTTTCTTACTGCATATTAGATGCAGAAAAGAATGTAGTAGCTTGTTCTAATCAGTTTCAGGTAACTAATGATTGTTGCTATGTAACTAAGTTAGAATACTCAAATAATGAAGATGCTTTTGGCTTTAATTATCCAACTGGAGTTACCAATACAATACAATTACCTTTCTTTATGCACTCACCTAAGCATTTGACAAAGGAAAAAATATATCGTAGAACAGATGGAACTTATAGAAGA